TTTTTTTAAATCAGTTATAAATGAATCTTTAACTACCTTACATGGTACAACATTTCTATCAATTGTTACAACCGTTCCAGCATCCATACCAAATGGTACAGTTGGACCAGTTAATTCATCACCATAATTAATTGCTGTACAACCAGTAGTAACACTATCACTACCACAAATATAAAAACCACTATCATATGGGTGTTTTTTTAAATAATCATATAAATTATCAGTACCAATAGCATTAAATAATT